CCCCGTAACTCGTTGATAATCAACGACTTACGAAAGGCTCGCATTATAACATATAAGCCAAGAAATGTCAAGAAAAAAAACGCAGATTCGCAAACTTTTTTTCAGTCGTTTTGTGCAATAAAATAGTTGAAAGTTTTTCTTGCAATTTTGCATTTCATGTGTTACTTTATAGGTATGAATCAGTTAAAAGAAATTAAAAAACTGATAGACACCGGAGAGAAAAAGTGAATGAAGAAGATGACATTTTTAACGGACTTGGCATTGAGATAGAGTTAAAAGAGAGAGATGATTTTCTCAAAGTAAAAGAAACTTTAACTCGGATAGGTGTCTCCTCTCGAAAAGATAATAAATTGTATCAATCGTGTCACATACTCCACAAACGTGGGAGGTATGTGATTTTACATTTTAAAGAATTATTTGAACTCGATGGTCTTGAAAGCGATATCACCGATGAGGATTTGGGTAGAAGAAACACCATCGTATCTTTGTTGGAGGAATGGGATTTATTAAAAATTCTAGATGTTGAAGATGTTCAAGAACCAAAAGTTAGTTTGGCAAAGATGAAAATTATCCCGTTTAAGGATAAAAACAATTGGCAACTTATTCCCAAATATCATATCGGTAAAAAGAGGTAGTTATGAAATCAATTATTGTGAGTTATTTTAGTGATGTTGGGGATTCCACTTACTACTCCGATCACGGAAAAAGATTAAGTGAAGAATTAGAGGCACTTGGCGACAGATATAGTATTGTTGGTCTTGAGGGTCATGGTGATTATAGAGCAAACTGTTTATCAAAGCCTTTGTTTATACGAGAGATGTATCACAAGTACAAACAAAACATTGTTTGGCTTGATGTTGACTCATTGGTTCACAAAAGTTTAGACATGTTTGATTGGTGTTTAGAAAAGGCAAAAGTGGCTTGTGTTTCACATCACGGGGCACACCAGAAAGTTGCTCCCCAACAAGTCACCATGATGAAAGCATCTCCCATTGGGTTTCAATATTGCGATGAAGTTACGGCTTTTATTGACGGGTG